GGGGTCTATTGGGAAGGTTTGGGAAGACTTGGGAGGATATGGGGGGTAATATTGGAGAGGTTACCAAGTATCTATAAATGGTTGGAGTTACTACCAAAGGGTTAAAAGGGTTCAACCCTAAAGGCTCTCTTTTATCGTTTCTAGCGGTAACAAGAGGAGAACTAAAGGAACAAAGAGGGAACCCTTAAAGACCCTTAATTTTACTTGGTTATACTTTGAAGGAACCTCAAGGGAAATAGGGTTGACTTCTACCTGTAATTTTTACATATATTTTATGGAGATTAAAAGTTTCTTTATATTTTAAAGGGGCATGCCACCGCCACCCCCCCTTACCCCATTCAATGAATACCAGGGTGCTGGAGAAATGAAAGAAAACAGTGTTAACTTGTTCTGGGCTATACTCCAAGGCTCACTTCAAAGTTTCTTTAAGTACCCCTTCCCCATACATACTATATAGCTTCCTCTAAGGGCTCATGTAATTATACAGTCGTATTTCAATCTTGTCAAGTAAAAAATGCATAAATATAAAAAAAAAGCTTGACAAATTGGCAACTAGCACTATAATAGTAAGTATATGCTTTTAAAGCAAGATAGCACACACTAACTTGCATACACATAGGCTTTACGCTTAAAAGCATATGTTAACTACTTAAATATCTCGGTATAAATTCCCAATGAATGTCTGAATCACCGATAAGTCAAATAAAAAGTGACATTATCAATGCCGCTTCTCAATATTATTCTGCATCATCTGAGGAAGAGCGTAAAAAATATAAAGAAAATATACAGTTAACTATAGAAAAGTTTCAAAAACTTCGGAAAGAGTATAGAATAACCCGGAAAGACTACAAAATTATACAACAATTCATTAAAAATATAACTTAAAAGGTACAAATTATGGCAATGTATGGTAAATTAGGTCGAAAAAGACTTAAAGCGAAAACTGGAGCAAAGGCTAGAATAGGAAAAGCTGGGCCTAAAAAGACTCAGTATGGGACAAAATCCCAAAAAGAGAAGAAATCTAAAACTCCTAAATACGCATACTAATCATGCCAAGTAGTAAAGGTTATGTAAGAAATTATCGTCAGGAATACGATAGATATCATGCAAAACCTACCCAAAAGAAAAGAAGGGCAGCCAGAAATAAAGCCAATTATTCAGTTGGAAAGAAGGGTATGGATGTTCATCATAAAGATGGCAACCCTTTAAATAATTCAAAAAAGAACTTGACAGTACGAACAAAGAGTTCTAATCGTTCTTTTCCAAGAAACCGGAAAGCAGGTAAACGATAGTGCCAAAAGCACTAGAAAAGAAATTAAAAGCAAAAGCCCAAAAAATGGGCTTGGGTAAGAAGCGTACAAGTGCTTTTGTTTATGGTACTCTGCGTAAAACTGGCTGGAAACCGAAGGGAAAATAATGGTAAAAAAACAAACAATATTGGAAAAGATTCAAAAGAAACTGGATAAGATTGAAGATATACGTGAAAAAGAGGAAACTCTTTTAGAAGATATAGCTGACCTTATTGATGACGAAAATGAATCATTTGAAGATAATAATCTATAATTTAGATGGATTTAAAGGCTAAGAAAGAATCTTTAAGTAAGCAACACGATGAACTTACTAAGACGATTAATAAAAGTCTTGATATGCGAAATCGTGTACTTGGGGCATTAGAGTTAATTTATCAAATAGAAAATGAAAAATCTGTTAGTAAAGATTCTAAATCTGAAACTGTAGTACCATTTAATAAACCATCTAATGATGAACATACAGAAAAATAAAATGCCTTTATATACATACGAAAATACAAAAACAGGAAAAAGATTTACAGAGAATCTTCCTATACATAAACGAAATTTCCCATGTAGAGAACCATTTGTAAAAATGATTTTATCTGCACCACATCTTTCTTTTATTTCCGACAATGGAGGAAAAGAAGATAAGGCAAGGGAACAAATCATGCAATCAGCAGAGAGGGGGTATGAAGAAAAAGAAAAAAGAAATATCAAAACACCTGACTGGGCAAAAGAAAGACGAGCAAAAAGTAAACAAAAAAGACAGTGGTTTTAGTCGAGTATTAAACAAATTAAAAAAAGCATTTTGGGAGGAAGAAATTTTAATAACTATTTTTAAATTATTAACTCCAAGATTAATACGAAAATCATCTAGAATTATAAATGTTACCAGAAAAAAGACAAAATAAAGAATTAACTTCTCAACAAAAAGTATTTGTTACGGCATTGTTTGGGAAGGCAAATGGTAATCCTAAAAAAGCTGGAGAAATTGCTGGTTATGCAGAAACATCTTATCCTAATATTTTAAAAGGATTAAAAGATATTATTGTAGAACGAGCAGAAGAAATTTTAGCTGTTCATTCACCTAAAGCTGTTATGGGTCTTGTCAGTGCAATGGATGAAGATGGAATGACACCGGCTGCCAATATTCGTATTGAAGCTGCAAAACAAGTTCTCGATAGAGTTGGAATTGTCAAACGAGAAAAAGTTGATGTAAATGCGAAAATAGCACATGGTATATTTATATTACCACCAAAAGATGCTCAAACGTAAAAGTTCAACTATACCTTTTGGGTATAAACTTTCAGAAAATAAAAAATATTTAGAGCCAATTGAAGAAGAACTTGACGCACTAGAACAAGCAAAAGAATATTTAAAAAACTGTTCATATAGAGAAGTAGCGCATTGGCTTTTTAAAAAAACAGGAAGATATATTAGTCACGTTGGATTAAGAAAATTAAATAAAAAATGGCAGACATTGAACCCCCAAAACCTAAAACAAATAGTGGAAGAAAGAGGGGAGATAGACATTTTACCCTAGCAGAAAAAGCAAAATTAGCTGCACGGCTTTCTCTTAGGAAACAGCAAAAGAAAATTATTAAAGCAAGTAATGATTTATCTAATGCTAAAGTAAAACGAGATACTATATTAAAAGCTGATAATGCATTAAAGGGAAAATTATCTTCAGTATTGAATACAAAAGAAGTTGAATCTTTAGCTCCTAATATTAAAGAACACGTAAAAGAAAATATTATTTTTGAACCTAATAAGGGGCCACAGACAGAATTTTTAGCAGCTTCTGAAAGAGAAGTTTTCTATGGCGGAGCAAGAGGTGGCGGAAAATCTTATGCCATGCTTGTTGACCCATTACGTTATTGTCATAAGGAAAATCATAGAGCGCTTTTATTAAGACGTTCAATGCCTGAATTAAGAGACATGATTAATCATTCTCAAAGATTATATCCAAAGGCATTTCCTGGTGCAAAATGGAGAGAACAAGAGAAGGAATGGAGATTTGCGTCCGGTGCACGAATTGAATTTGGTTACGCTGAAAACTTAACAGATGTATTACGTTATCAAGGACAATCATATACGTGGATAGGAATTGATGAGTTACCACAATATCCTACACCAGAGATTTATAATTTTCTACGCTCATCATTAAGAAGTGTAGACCCGGAAATACCTGTATATATGCGTTCTACAGGAAATCCTGGCAATGTTGGTTCAATGTGGGTAAAAGAAATGTTCGTTGACCCTGCACAACCTAATACAAAATTTGATGTACTTATTGATACTATAGCAGGTCAAAAGAAAATAACAAGACGATTTATACCGGCAAAACTACAAGATAATCCTTATCTTACTCAAACAGATGATTACTTGGTAATGCTATCGTCTTTACCTGAAGTCCAAAGAAAACAATTTCTAGAAGGTGATTGGTCTGCATTTGAAGACTGTGCATTTCCAGAATTTGACCCAGTAAAACATATTGCTAAACCTTTTGAGATACCAAAAAATTGGCATAGATTTAGAGCGTGTGACTGGGGATATTCAAGTCATTCTTGTGTACTCTGGATAGCAATAGATTTTGATAATAATCTTTGGGTCTATAGAGAATTATATATAAAACGAATGACAGCCGATGTATTTGCAAAAAAAGTTTTAGACTTAGAACATGGCGAATATATTAGATACGGAGTTTTAGATTCTTCAACATGGGCTAGAAGAGGAGATGTTGGTCCAAGTATTGCTGAAACAATGATTCGTGAAGGATGTAGATGGAGACCATCAGATAGGTCGCCTAGAAGTCGAATAAACGGAAAATTAGAATTACATAAAAGATTATCCTTTGATAAAAATACTGGGGAACCAAAGTTAAAAATATTTGATACGTGTCGTAATTTATTACGTACATTTCCACTTCTTCCAACAGATAAAAATAATCCTGAAGATGTGGATACAGATGTAGAAGACCATGCATATGATGCACTTCGATATGGATGTATGACAAGACCAATACATCCTGACAGTTATCATAATCAATATTTAAGAAGAAAAGAACAGAAACCAGAGTTCAAGCCTGCTGACCGCATATTTGGATATTAATAAATGAATAAATTTAAATTGCCAAAAACAATAAAAATTGGTTATCAGGATTACAAGTTTCAAGAATGGGAAAAACACCTTGCTTCTTCTAATGAAGCTTACGGTGAATTTTTTCAAAAAGAAAAAGTTATTGGATTAGCCAATAATGATACGGGAATCTCTCATGCAAATACATTAATACATGAAATATTTCATGGAATAATGTACCAATGGAATACAAATTTGAATGAGAAAGATGAAGAGAAAGTTTGTACTACAGTTGCAAATGGACTTATAACAGTAATACGAGATAATCCTTGGTTACTAAATTATATAAAAGAAAAAATAGAGGAGGGTTAAGTGCCACAACCAGTGTTGACTAAATATAAACAAGGCGATTTAGGTATGCCATATCCAAAGAAAAAGGATAAAATGAAAAATCTTAATTTAACAGCAGAAGCTGACGCTGATGTTGCAACTAAAGATTATCAAACTAAAAAAAATAAACAAGTTCAGGCATCTTTTTGGAAGATGGCGAACGAAAAAGATTACTAGGGGGAAATAATGCCACAACCAATTATGAAAAAATATAAGCATGGTGAATTTGGTGCAGATTATGGAAAAGCACCTAATGAAAAACTTGATGCAAGTGTTATGAAAAAATACTCACAAGGAGAATTTTCTGATGCAGGCGGTAAAGTTGCTAACGAGAAACCTGCTGCTTGGTCAAAAGCAAAAATTAAACAAGGCTCATTTAATAGTTAAAAATAATGGCTGAAGACCAAATCATAGCTCTCGGTGATACCGAAGAAGATGATGCATACAATAATCTTGCCGGAACTATAAAAGAAAAATTTCAATCTGCCGAAAATGCTCGACAGTTTGATGAAAAAAGATGGTTAAGAGCATATCGTAATTATAGAGGAATCTATGGAAATGATATGCAATTTACTGAAAGTGAAAAGTCAAAAGTTTTTGTTAAAATAACAAAGACAAAAGTAATGGCTGCTTTTGGTCAAATTATTGAAGTATTATTTTCTAGTGGTAAATTTCCATTAGGTATACAACCAACTCCTGTACCTGAAGGTGCAAGTGAGTATGCTCATATTTCAAAAAATCCAGAACCAGAAACGGAAGCGGAAGCAGAACCTAATGAAAGTCCTTATGGATTTCCTGGTGATGGAAAAGATTTGCAACCTGGACAAACTGTTAATGATGTTTTAGGTGGATTAGAAAAGGAATTAGGTGAAGCTAATTTTGTTAAAGGTCCAGCAATAGATTCCAGAGCAGAACCACAAATTTCTCCGGCTGAGACAACATCTCATAATATGGAGAAATTAATTCATGACCAATTAGAATCAACAAGTGCTATAACTATTTTACGGCATTCATTATTTGAAATGGCATTACTTGGAACAGGAATTGTTAAAGGGCCATTTACTTATGATAAAGTACAACATCATTGGGAAAAGGATTTAGAAACAGGGAAAAATAATTATTCTCCAAAATCAAAATTAATTCCTAAAATTGAAGCAGTAAGTTGTTGGGATTTTTATCCTGACCCAGATGCAGTATCAATAGATGAAGCTGATTATGTTATTCAAAGACATAATTATACTAAAACACAAGTTCGAGATTTAATAAATAGACCCTTTTTTAGAGAAAATGCCTTACGACAAGCTTTAGCAATGGGGCCTAATTATGAAGCTAGAGGATATGAAAGTTCATTATTAGATAGGGAAACAACTGATGAATTTGATAAAAATAGATATGAAATTTTAGAATTTTGGGGATACTTAGATAAAAGTTTAGCAGAACAGGCTGGTCTTGACTTAGAAGAAGATATAGATGAATTGGATGAAGTATCTGTTAATTGCTGGGTATGTAATGGAAAAATAATTAGATTAGTATTAAATCCATTTACACCATCAAGAATACCATTTCTTGTATGCCCATATGAAATAAATCCTTATCAATTTTTTGGTGTAGGTATTCCAGAAAATATGGATGATTCACAAACTATTATGAATGGTCATGCACGAATGGCTATTGATAATTTAGCTTTAGCGGGAAATTTAGTTTTTGATATTGATGAAACTATGTTAGTACCTGGTCAAGATATGAAAGTATTTCCAGGTAAAATATTTAGAAGACAAAGTGGACAACCGGGTCAAGCATTACATGGTGTTAAGTTTCCAAATACAGCAAATGAAAATTTGATGATGTTTGATAGGTTTAGACAATTAGCTGATGAAGCAACGGGCATTCCCTCGTATTCACACGGTACTACAGGTGTGCAATCAACAACAAGAACGGCTGCGGGTATGTCTATGTTAATGGGGGCAGCAGCACTAAGTATAAAAACTGTAGTAAAGAATATAGATGATTATCTATTGCGACCATTAGGCGAATCTATGTTTGCCTGGAATATGCAATTTAATGATGACAGTCCAGAAATACGTGGAGATGTAGAAGTTAAAGCAAGAGGTACTTCGTCATTAATGCAAAAAGAAGTAAGGTCTCAACGACTAATGACCTTCTTACAAACAGCTTCTAATCAAAACCTTGCACCATTTGTTAAATGGCATTCTGTTTTAGCAGAAATAGCAAAATCACTTGATATAGAACCTGAAAAATTAATTAATGACCCGGAAAGGGCAGCAATTTTTGCAAAAATAATGGGGATGGCAAATGGAAATCAAGGAAATCAAGGCAATGGTCAGCAACCCGGTATGGCTGAAGGTGGAGCAGCTCCTGCAGGAGCGAATCCAGAAGACATCACGGGCGCTGGAGGTGGCAACATCGGAGTTGGAGGTGTACCGCAACCAGGGGAGACTGGCTATACTGAGAGAACTAATGGCACTACGAGAACAACTTAAAAGGAAATAAATGGCACTAGCAACTAACTTACAATTAACTTACGATGATGCAACAAATCAGTGGAATTTTACAGAAGTTGCATATGATTATGGCGCTCAAACTGCACCAAGTTGGTCTGGTTATACAGCAACAGACCCTGCATTTGAATATGCTACAGAAGGAGCAGCAACAACAACAGCAACAACAGATTTTGCAGAAGGAGATGACCCATGTCCACCGGGATATGTTTATGATAATAATTTAAAACAATGTGTTTCTGACCCAACTTATGAAGCACCTACATACGCAGGACAACCCAAGGGAGAATATAGTTCCGAGGCAGGACCTTCAGAAAGAATCCAAGAATCAACATATGGTGCAGGATATCCACAAACTATGGGGCAATTTACTGCGACTGATATGAGAAATTATGGAATAGAAAAAGGTTTTGTTGATGAATTTGGAAATGTAAGTAAGCCTGCTGCAGAAGAGGGTTTTCTTGGAACTATAGCAAATTTAGGTCGTCAAACTGATTATGACCAATATATAAATCATTTAAAAAAGAAAGGATTATTTAACGAAGATATAGTGGCTGGAAACCCAATGGGTACTGGTAAAATTCTTTCACGTCCTGAAGATTATGCAACATCTATTAGTCCAGAAAAATTTCTTGAACAATATGGAGTAGAGGGTAAAGTAGGTGAAAATGATACATCACCTTGGCAACCAACATCACCTAGTACATTCCCATCAGGACCAAAAATTATGGG